TTGAGTTTGATAGGAAAGAAGATAAAACCTATAAAACTAATGAAAATAGTAAAAAAGGAATACTCTCAAAATTAAAGGATCTAGACGATGGCACTTAAAGAAGATGTTAAGAAAAATTTTGGCGATAATGTAATGTTAACAGCAAATGCTGTTATTGATAAGTCATTGATTACCATTCCAGTTAGTCCAGCATTAGATGTTGTATTGAATGGAGGTATTCCAGAAGGATCATTTGTTATTTTTACTGGTCAACCCAAATGTGGTAAAACCACAACATCGTTAGACTTCTGTGCAACTGCTCAAAAACCAGAATATGCTCACGGTTCGTTTAAAGCCGGTAGAGAAATATATTATTTAAACATAGAAGGAAGATTAAAGAAGAGGGACTTAGAAGGTATACCAGGATTAAATCTAGAAAAATTTAATATTATCGGATCTCAAGAAGGTAAAATCCTACACGCAGAAGAATATCTCCAAATTGGAGAAAGAATTATTAATGAAATCCCAGGATCAGTAGTCATTATCGATTCATACTCTGCATTATGCACAGAAGCTGAAATTACTAGTGATATGGATAAGATGCAAAGAGCAGACGGAGCTAAGTTATTAGCTAAGTTTTGCAGAAAGGTCTCTAATGTTATTCCTGTTAATAGGAATGTAGTTATAGGTATTACTCATCAAATGGGTAATCCAGGAATGGGTCATAGTGAGTGGAAAGAAAAGAGTGGTCAGGCTATTGCTTATCAAACAGATATTAAAATCAAAGCCAACTATTTTAGTCCTTGGAATTTAAGTACAGATAGTCCCCAGATTGGTCAAGAAGTACACTGGCAAGTAATGTGTTCTGCTCTAGGTGCTCCTGGTGGTAAAATTACAAGCTATATTAGGTATGGACAGGGAATCGATAAGCAGATGGAATTATTAACACTCTGTGTAGATTTAGGGCTTGTGTCAAAGGGTGGTGCATGGTATACTATGTCATCTGTTGAGGACAAGCCTAAATTTCAGGGTCTTGAGAAAACGAGACAGTATTTAGTTGATCATCCCGAAGTTTATGATGATCTATGGATAAAAGTCAAGGATACTATGGGAATCAAATGCAAGTAAAAGACCTAGATGGCAATTCTTGTAATTGGCAATTAATTGGTAATATTGCACATGGCTCTATTCAAAAAAAATCTAGCCTACATTTACAGGCCAGAGATTTAATCCATATGTGTTTTCCTACCTTGCAGGTTCTGGAAGAAATACCGGTTAATATCAGAAGGGCAGAAACTCTTTATCTGGATTTCTATTTGCCTCTGGTCAAGAAATGTATAGAGGTTCATGGAGAGCAACATTATAAATTTAGTAGATTTTTTCATAATAGCCCATTAGGTTTTATCAGACATAAGAAAAGAGATCAGGAGAAAAAAGATTGGTGTGAATTAAATGGAATTGAATATATAGAATTACCATTTGACCAAACAGACCAATGGATATCAAGGATAAAAAATGAACACTAAAGAACAAGTTAATGAATGGGATAAGGTTCTTGATGAATACGAAAAGGGTATTGGTCTAGGAACATATAGAGCGGATACTTTTCCAGAAGAAGAGCTTAATAGTTATTTTCAGATGAGCAGAGACGAACTAGAAAAAACGACCCCAGAAGTTTGTGGCGAAATAGCTTATAGATTGGGACAATTCGCATTTCATGTTCAACGATCTATAAATAGAGAATTGTCGAGACTAAATTGGGCAGATGAGTCGATAAAGGAAACAATAGCAGAAGAGATTAATAACTATAAGGGTTATGGGTATATCGAAAAATCTTGTCAAGCTATTAAAAATAATGAAAAGGCATCAGCCCTAAATAAAATTAAAAAATATGCCAAGCAAAGAAGCGATAGACTTCAGTATTTAGCGAACAGTATAAAGCATCTGTCTGATATCATGTTATCTATTCAAAGAGCAAAGGTGAAAAACAATGGATCTTAATGAATTAATGAAAAATCCTGAGCAACTAAAAAATTTGATTCAGGCATTGCAGGCTATGTTGCCTGCTGATGGTTCTGAGACTACTACAGATACAGAGGACGGAGACGAGTTCACCGCCCCCCTAAGAACTAGAGGGTCTAAACGCAAGCCAAACCAAAATAAGAATAAGTTTTTAGATATGCCCGAAAAGGACATGCATAAGGATGATATTGAAGTTGATAAAAAACTTGCTAAGTTTGCTCCTGTTAGTAGAAGCAGATCTTTTGATATGATAGATGTTGTATGTCGGGTTTGTGGCAAAAAAGAGACCATAAGTCCTTCGTTGTTGTTTGAGGCTCCAAGTAGATATAAGTGTAATAATTGTTCAACCCAATCGGGCTAATTGAGGAAAAATAAATGATTTTGTGTGACCCATCAGCAGAGAGAGCCGTTCTTGCTGGTATTTGTAAATTTGGCGAAGATGCTTATCTTGATATTGCAGACATTATTCAGTCTTCGACATTCACCATTGACAGTAATAGCATAATATATGCCTGCTTAAAAGCTCTTTGTGAAAGGGACCATAAGCCAAGTATTGATATTCCTTCTATTTTTTCCATAGCCCAAGAACTTAATTTTGGTCATATTCTTTCAAAGAAAGAAGAGGCTCAACATCTTAAGGCTATCCTAGACTTTCCAGTTAATCTGGAGAATGTAAGGAAATTCGCTGCTAAAATTAGAAAACTAGAGATTGCTAGACTTCTAAGAAAACAGCTAGAAGAAGCACAAGATAAAATATTAGATGTTACAGGGAGTGAGCCGATAGCATCTATTCTTGGAATAGCAGAAGATGCAGTATTAAACTTTTCTTCTCTGTTAAGCGATACAGATAATCATCCTGTTGCTTTCGGTAAAGATATTGATGACTATATAGCAGCACTTGAAACAAATAAGGTTGATCAAGTTGGTATCTCGACAGGATTTCCAATCTATGATCAGGCTATCGGTGGAGGTCTAAGAAAGGGAACAGTCAACATTATTGCAGCACGACCAAAAACTGGTAAAACACTATTATCAGATAATATGGGTCAGTATATAGCAAATAAAGCGGGTATTCCTGTTTTGAATATGGATACTGAAATGAATAAAGAAGATCATATAAATAGAATTTTAGCAATGATGACGGAAACAGAGATCAATGCTATAGAAACGGGTAAATTTGCAGAGTCCCCAGATAAAAAGTCTAAGATCCTACAAGCAGCATCAACGCTTAAACAGAGCAAGTGGTTTCATAAGTCTATTGCTGGTAAACCATTTGAGGAACAACTAGCAGTAATGAGAAGGTGGCTTTTGAAAGAAGTCGGCCTTAATGACGATGGATCAGCCAAGGAATGTGTTATATTTTATGACTATCTAAAACTTATGGATAGTGCCGGAATGAGTCAAGACTTAAAAGAATATCAAGTTCTTGGCTTTATGATGACAGCACTTCATAATTTTGCCGTTAGATATAAAGTACCAATTGTGGCTTTTATTCAGCTAAACAGAGATGGTATTTCTAAAGAGAGTACAGATACTGCTAGTGGCTCAGATCGAATTATTTGGTTATGTAGCAATTTCTCAATTTTCAAACGCAAATCTGACGAAGAAATGGCTGAGGACGGACCAACAAACGGTAATAGAAAATTGGTACCATTAATTAGTAGACACGGAGGAGGACTAGACGATAATGATTATATCAACTGTCATATGAAGGGTTGGTGTGCTAAAATCACAGAAGGCGAAACTCGACTAGAATTAATGAGTAATAATAAGAACAATAAAGATGGATTTGTAGTCAATGAATCAAATAATAATGAAGAAGCAGACATACCATTCGAATGATCAGGCCAAACTCAAGATTGTGTGTGATGATTTATGCGACAATATTGAGAGTCTACTAGAACACTTTAACATAGAGTATGTTTATAGTGGTAAGCTTATCACCATGAGTTGCCCTATTCACGGTGGAGACAATAAGTCTGCATTAAATTTATATCCTCAAGGAGATGTTTATAGAGGAAATTGGAAATGTAGAACTCATGGTTGTGAAAAACATTTCAAATCTTCTATTATAGGATTTATTAGAGGTATTATTTCTAGTCAAAAATATCATTGGTCTAAAGATGGAGATAAAACTTGTACTTTTCAAGAGGCTTTAGGTTTTTGTTTAACCTTTGTAAATAAAGACTTGTCTAATATTAAAGTATCTAATTCAGACAGAGATAAAAAATCTTTTGTTGGAGCTATTAGATACATTAGTCCAGAAAAAACAATACAAATACAAGGTATTACCAGATCACAAATACGAAATAATTTAGAAATTCCAGCACAATACTATATTGATAGAGGTTATACTAAATCAATACTAGATAAGTACGATATTGGTTTGTGTAGTAGGTTAGGAAAAGAGATGTCGAACAGGATTGTTGTACCAATATACGACCATAAGTATAAGCATATGGTTGGATGTAGTGGTAGAAGTATTTTTGAAAAATGCGATAAGTGCAACTCTTATCATAATACAATAGATATTTGTCCTAGGGATGAGCAATATCGTTTCTTTTCAAAGTGGAAACACAGTAATAATTTTCAATCACAAAACCACCTGTACAATATATGGTTTGCTAAAAAATCTATTATAGAAACAACAATTGTTATTTTAGTAGAAAGTCCTGGTAATGTATGGAGATTAGAAGAAGCTGGAATTCATAATAGTGTGGCTATTTTTGGTTCATCTCTAAGCGATAGACAAAAAATGATACTTGATGCTTCTGGTGCCATGACTATCATTACTATGATGGACAACGACGAGGCTGGCAAAAAAGCAACAGACACTATCCGTCAAAAATGCAATAAGACCTACAATGTTAAAAGCATAGATTTTCCTGGCTCAGACATTGCAGAACTATCTATAGAATATATTCAAAATAATATCTTACCCTTAATAAAGTGATTAAATGATACTAGGAATATCTGGAAGAAAACAGTCTGGCAAAAGCACAACAGGGAATTTTATTGTTTCGCTATATTTAGCTAGACTTGAAGTATCAAGACAGGTCGATCTTGATGAAGAAGGCAGGATCGTT